TGGCATATATCCATGAGCATGCAAATAAATTAAACGATGCAACAAATAATGCTTACCGTCCAACATACAGCCTAAATAGCCACCACTTGCGTTGCTTCCAAGCGGTTTATTTTTAGGCGCACCACGTCGGTTGCCTAACCAAAACAATCGACCATTTTCATATCTAAAAACTGATTGAATGTAAGTTTGTGTAATCATGATATTCTTTCTAATGCTTCGGTGGTTAGGTCGAGCAACTCATGCTCACTGATGCCGTAGTGTTTTTCAAATCCTTTGTGGCCAAGCCCATGAACGCCTTTGTTACCTCGGTGATGCTCTGGGCATAAACCAATAACAGGGGCGTTGTCTCGTTTACCGCCAAATCTGCGGATGTGGTGGATTTCACAAGGCGTTTGTCCAAAGGCAAGATATCGGCACAAAATGCACCCAAGTGATGCAACTTGTTCATAGTGTTTCTTTGTAATATTTTTCATCAAATGGATAAAGTTCAGATTGAGCAACAGAGTAAAATTCACCCCGACCAACATTTCTTAGGTTATCAGGATGAAGAAGCCTTGCTCGCCCAATCCATCCGACAAGCCGAATATGAGATGCGTGAATTTCTGTTAAGACAAAAATTGCGGCTGGCTTGGCGACAGAACCTCGCACAGCATTGAGATTACCGCCTACGGTTGTTGTGCTTTTAACCTCCAGTGGCCTGCCATCTCTCAAGGTTAAATCGGCGCCAAACTTTCTAAAATTACAATTGAAATCAAAGTTTAGATTAAGTGTTTTGGCCACAGCATATTCAGTAAGAACCCCATCAACACACATTTGAACAGGGTCTTTGCTGGTGTCTTGTCTGCCTTCAGAAACATTTTGTGCTGTTATTTTGTGGCGCATTTGGCCAATAAACTGGCAAATCTCATATTCTGTTTTTGTTAAATAGATATTGATGTATCTTTTATTGTGGTTCATAAAACGACCACTTCTTTGGCTTTGCTCTGGATGCGTTGACGGGTTTTGATAATCATTTTTTCGTACTGGCTGCGGGGGATGCTTCGCCTTTGCAAATCGTGGTACTCAAAAACCTCGCGCAAAGCATTTATTCCCGTTCCTGATAGTCCCATCCGCATAGTGCTTTGATAACGCAATGCGGCTTGTTCTAGGGCCTCTTGTGCGGCTTTGCAATAGGGCAAGGCTTCTGGCCCGATGCCTTCTATTGCCATGACCTCACAAATGTTCATCATGTCGGTCAATTCTTGCCAATCCTGAAGTGTTCCTAGACCCCTTGTCATTGCATCGAGCGAGGCCAGTTCAGTCATTCGCAGTTTATCCAATATATGTTCTTGGGTAATGCCAGCGCCAGTAATGGCATGATGGATAACATCCAAAAGTTTCCAATGCTTGCGTTTAGTCTGCTTTTTCATTTCATTAAACCCCGAACAAATTGGGCAAATGACTGAGCCGTATCACCAAATGGCTTCATTTTTTCAAATTCTTTGGCCACTTCTTCTAGCGTTTTATTGCGTACTGGACAATTACGGCCTTGATTGCAATCGTATGTACAACAATCCATTCCACTAGATTTAAGTTTGTTTTCGCGCTCAATACGTTCAAATTCAAAATCTTCATCTGATTTCATAATTTCACCTGTAAAGAAATTGGGACATAAATGCAGGCTCTGTCTTTGGAATTTTTGACGTTCACAAAGTACTGAGCATTAGCAACCTGATAGCGTTTGCAGTTTTCGCATTTGGCATCAGGTCTGTTTGGCAGACAAGCAACAATTTTTCCCATCATGTTGTTGCCCTGCCTTCTGCGCGGTTGGAAGACTCTAAACTGCGCCAGACAGCGATTTTGGCCTCTGCCGCTACCATGAGCCATCTAAGGCGTTCAGACTCTGCTACAGCCGTTTCTAGGGCTTTTAAATGGGCTTTGTATTCAGGGTGGGAATAAGCAAAGGTTTCTTTGGCTGATTCTGTCTTTTCGCTACTGGCTGCCATGAGCATGGCTTTAATTGTTTTGCGGTATTCGGTCATATAGACCACGTTGGCCTTGGCTTGGGCGTAGCCAGGCGCGTTGTCGCGAATGAAATCAAGTGCTTTAAATGGTGAAATATCTTCCATTTCACAACTCCTGAATGGTTACGCGGTAGGCTTTGCCCTGCATATCCACAATGTCAATGGTTTTGACAGTAGAGTTAAATACGCCATCAAAGTCTAAGTCCAGTTTGATGCGACCCACCTTGTCAAGCAGGTTTTCTTGGTCAAACTGCATTAGTGACTTTTGAACAATGTTTGCGATGTAATCGCAGTATGAGAGTTTGAATGATTGCTTCATCATGTTTTCCTTTTAATGTCTTGTATTTGCTTGCGGATATGGTCTGGCATGGGCGCAGCCTTTTTGCTATCAGCGGCAATCTTGGCCAATGCAGGGTCAATAGTTGGTCTGGGTTTTAAATCAGGAATGTCAGCGCCATCCCATCTTTGCTGATTAAGATAAACCTTGGGTGCTGGTATCCATGCACCGCTATCTTTTAACCATTGCTCTGTGGTGGCCATCCATTGAACGTGTTTTAAGATGGTTTGTTTTTGGCTGAAGTAATAAGATTCAACCCATTTTTTCTTACAGGCAGTCTTTTCACCTTTACGAACGCATTTAGGGTAGGCCGCCCAAAATTCTTCAAAGCCTTCGTCAGTTAAAGACTTTGCTTGTGGTTGTTCAAATCCAAATAAATCCATTGTCTTATCCTTTTCTTTTAGCCATAGATTCTCCAAGGGTGGATAGATGGCTGTTCTATCCTTACCTCTCCATACTCTTAATGATTAAATACCTAAAGAGTACCAAGTGCGCTTGACGAGTTAATTCGCTTATACATCTGGCCTTGTTCCACCGTTGTACCAAATGCTTTACCAGTCGCTCAACTAACGCTGGTCGGCAAACAGGGGGTGTGTCCTGATGTCGGTGTTTTCTTCCAAGCCATCCATGCAGATGCACTACTTTCGTGTGGAGTACGGAAGCGTGGAAGACATAAAAAAAAGCCGCTTACTACTGCCCTCGGTAGGAACCCTAAAGTAAAAACCAAGGGCGAGAGCATGAGTAAACGGCTTCAATTGGTCGCTTCCTACGGCAACGATTAAATTATAAACACAGAAAAAAATAGTTTGCAAGACTTTTTTACAAAACTTGAATAAATATTTCCGCAGCGCCAAATTTAATAACCTGTTCACGGGTGACATGAAGCATATCTATCTGGCCATCGTCTGCAAAAACACCCGCTTGGCACAGCGCATCCAAAGTGGACTTAACCACATTGTCAATATCCCTAACCCTGCGGTCTGGTGGGTAAAGTTTGATTGTGACTGCCAAACGAACATCACCAAATCCCTCATGGCCACTACGCATGAATTCAATGGCAACGGCATTTTTAAAGACTTTAGCCCTAGAAGTCAAAAACCTCTGCGACCCTTTAAAACCCCAATAGGTATTAACACTAGGTGGAAAAGGTATCGTTAATTTAATTTCTTTATCTGTCATACATTGCCCAAAGTGTGTATAATACTTTCAGCACAATCGGTGCTATGTTCAAAAAAGGGAGTAAGTATGAGTAGAGTATATGACCAATGGCTAGACAGCCACAAACACGATTCAGACGAGTTCATGCACGAATTCGAGACGCGCACAGACCGCTATCTACAAACTGAATGGAATCCCAAAGACTACGAAAGATTCATGGATGCGTTATTTGACGCAGACCTTGAGGCGCGTAAAAAGGATTTAACTGAGGCCATTGCCAATGATGATGCCAAATGGCTCGGTCAAATCATTTTGCATTTAGTTTATGACTATTGCGAAGACAGGGCAAAACAGTTAGCAAAACAAGACATGGTGAAATTATGAAAACATTTAACGAATTACGAACAATCAATGTTGGCAAAAACATTGAGAAAAAAGGCAACCTGTCATACTTGTCATGGACATGGGCAGTAGATACATTGCTTCAAGAAGACCCAACAGCGCATTGGGAATTTCACGAGCCTAAAGCCTTTGGAGACACTTTGATGGTGTTTTGCACTGTTCACGCGGTAGGCAAATCAATGACGATGCACCTGCCAGTTATGGACAACCGCAACAACGCAGTTAAAAACCCTGATGCGCGTAAAGTATCAGATGCCATGATGCGATGCCTGGCTAAGTGCATTGCTTGTTTTGGAATCGGCTTGTACATTTATGCAGGCGAGGATGTGCCAAAAGAGGCGCAAGAAGAAGAACTGGACCAAATGTCAATGACAGATGCAATCATGGCATCACCAGACCTTGAGCAATTGCGTGAGGTTTATTTTGCAACTGTCAAACAAGCCAAAGGCAATCAAGACTTGCTGACCTTGTTAGAAGCGGCCAAAGATGCACGAAAAATGCAATTGACGGGGGCCGCATGATTCAGCCCTACATCAACATTGAGCAAGGCTCAGACGAATGGAAACTGGCTAGGCTTGGCCATGTAACAGCCAGCAACATTGCCGAAGTAATGAGCAAAGGCAAAGGAACGGCAGAGGCGGTCGGTCGATACAAGTACAAAGTCAAAATTGTTGCCGAGCGTTTAACAGGCACAGCAGGCGAATCCTTTACAAACCCTGCTATGCAATGGGGCATTGAGCAAGAGCAATTTGCCTGCATTGAATACGAAGCCGCTACCAATCAATTTGTAGACAAAACAGGCTTTTGGCTGCACCCAGACATTCAATGGCTTGGCGTATCGCCTGACAGACTGGTTGGCCAAGAGGGACTCATTGAAGTGAAGTGTCCAAATACGACAACGCACTTGGATTACCTGTTTGAAAACAAAGTGCCATCAGAGTATTACAAACAAATCCAATGCCAACTGTGGGTAACTGGTCGCCAATGGTGCGACTTCGTGTCCTACGACCCAAGACTGCCCAAACGCAATCAATTACTGATTGTGAGGACAGAACGCGATGAAAAACTCATTGCGGAAATGAAGACAGAAACCGAGAAATTCTTGGCCGAAGTCACTAATCTAATCATCAAACTCGGAGAGTAAATCATGGAAAACGAAAACCCCATAGAGGGAAGCATCAAGTATCTGGTTGAGTGTGGCTGGACAGAAGCCGAAGCCAAGCATCTCATCCGAGCCATTCACGACAAGTCAGGTGAGCGGCTCTGGGAGGTGGCTCCGCTCTGGATTGAGCACTGCGGGATGTGCAAGAAGTATGTCGACTCCATGCTGGGCACTGTGGCACTCGGACTGGTGAAGGTCAGCCGTAGTACTGAAGAACCAGCATGGCTTTTCTCCCTCAGTGAAGAAGGCTTCAAGGTGGGTGAAGAAATGTTCGGAGAGGAGGCGTAATCATGGCAGTCAACAAGTTCATCGGAATCGGCAACCTTGGCAAAGACCCAGAAATGCGTTTCATGCCAGACGGCAAGGCAGTAACCAACTTTAGTATCGCAATCAGCGAAAAGTACAAAGACAAATCAGGCGAGGCCAAGGAAGTCACAGAATGGGTCAATGTGGCGTTTTTTGGCAAACTGGCTGAGATAGCAGGGGAATACCTGAAAAAAGGCTCTAAGGTCTATATCGAAGGCAAGATGAAGACAGAAAAGTATTCCAAGGATGGCGTTGACCGCTACACCACCAAAATCATTGGTGAGAAAATGGAAATGCTGTCCAGCAAGGGTGAGGAAAGAAAAGCAGCGCCAGTAGAAGAAATGGAAGATTCGGAAATTCCTTTTTGACCTAGAATGAGGCGTAGTTGCCACTTAGGGGATGCTGAAAGGTGTCCCCTTTTTTTGTATTATTTTTACAACTATGATAAAAAATCCTGATTTATCTATATAATACTACTCATGGCAAGGTCGCCATGTGCAAAAGGAAACGAAACATGATTAAAGATACATTTTTGGCCATTGCGATTGGTGTTGTGATGGCACTGATATTGATTGAATGGGCAGTTGGATGCGGAGAGACATACACCGATTCAAATGGTGTTGAGCATCGCCAAACCTGTGTGTTTGTAAAAGGCGGTGTATGACTCTAAGATGGACAGACTTAAAGGCATTGGCAACGGACAAGTTCAACAAGTGGTCGCAGCAGTCTGGAGAAAATTAACAATATAATATATTTATCTAATACATAAGGGACAACAATGGCAAACGCGGCAACAAAAGTGCGTGACCTTTTTCAATTAACACAGCGGCCAATGACCTTGACAGAGATTAGGAAGGCACAGCCAGACCTAAAGGCAAGTCAAATATCAATGGCCCTGTGTTACTTTATGAAGCAACGCTACATGACGCGAGAGCAGATAAAGAACGAAATGTCACGAGGCAGAAAGAACGTCTATGTCTATACTTTCTACAATGACAAACAACCTGTGTCCTGACTGCGACAACGCGGCAAAAAAGAAGTTTCATGGCGGTTATTCGTTTACTTGTTTTAAATGCCGTGAACGCTTGCTACTGGATGAGCCATGCAAGATGATGCGCGAGATGTTATCCATTACACTTAGAAAATGGGGCGAAGTACCTCAATGGAAAGTAGAGCCAAATTGCGGTTGTGCTAAAGCCTGTAAGCGCAGACAATATCAAAAAGGATAGATATGCCAGTCAGTAAAAAGCGAGATACAGAACGAGATTGACAGCATAGCAACACTGCTAAACCAAACAGTTTATAAGTTGAAGTTCCTAAAATGACTACAAAACAAGACACGACAAAACTAGTAATTACATACAAGCCGATTGCCGACCTAATACCTTACGCACGCAACAGCCGCACGCACTCAGAAGCGCAGGTGGCTCAGATTGCAGCATCCATTAAAGAGTTTGGATGGACCAATCCAGTACTGCTAGACGGTGAAAACGGCATCATTGCTGGACACGGCAGGGTAATGGCAGCACAAAAACTAGGTGAGAAGCAAGTCCCAACGATTGAATTGAGCCACCTAGACGAGCATCAAAAACGCGCCTACATCATTGCCGACAACAAATTGGCATTAAACGCAGGGTGGGACAATGAAATCCTAGCCCTTGAAATCAGCGACCTAAAAGATGCAGGCTACGACCTAGAGTTGACTGGTTTCTCAGACGAGGAAATTGGCGCACTAAATCCTGAAGTTATTGAAGGATTGACTGATGAGGATGCTGTACCTGAAGTGCCAGAAGAACCAATCACAAAGCCTGGCGACATTTACCAACTTGGGTATCACCGATTGATGTGCGGGGATTCCACATTTATTGATGATGTTGAAACCTTGATGCAAGGAACATATCCAGACCTGATCCACACAGATCCGCCTTATGGCATGAATGCTGTAAGCAAATCGTCAGTATTAAAAAAGAATTACAAAACTGACATTCTTGGCGATGACACACCCGATGTGGCAAAGGATGCTTTTAATCTGATTTATGGCCTATATCCTGAAGCCAAACACATCTGGTGGGGGGCAAATTACTATTGTTCCGCATTGCCAGACAGCGAATGTTGGCTTGTTTGGGATAAAGACAATGGCACAAGCGACCAAACCGATTGTGAACTGGCTTGGGCAAATTTTCGAAGCGTTGTGCGGCAGTTCACGAAAGCATCAGAAAAGAAAAATCGAGTACATCCTACTCAGAAGCCCGTTGCTTTAATGGAATGGATTATTCGCAGATTTAAATTGTCATCTGACACCATTGCAGATTATTTTGGTGGATCTGGCAGCACATTGATTGCCGCAGAAAAACATGGCATCAAAGCATTTATTATGGAATTTGACCCGAAATTTTGCGATGTGATTGTAAAGCGTTGGGAAGACTTCACAGGCAAGAAGGCAACACTCCTCAATGCCATCAATACCAACTAACACTACCTGCTCACACTTAGGATGCAAGAACACTAAGAGCAAATACAACCAGTACTGCATAGAGCATGGCGGCAGAGATGTATTCAATCAAAAGTATAACAAAGACCGCAAATCATTTAATGATATGTACAACACAAGACAATGGTTATCACTCAGGCAAATACAACTAAGCAAACAACCCATCTGCATAGCCTGCCAATCCCAAGGCATCATCACACCAGCTAATGTAGTTGACCACCTATTCCCTTGGTCACATATAAGCAAAGAAGCCTTCTTCATCAACCGCTTCCAATCCCTCTGCCAAACACACCACTCAGAAAAGACCCAACTAGAACAGAAGGGCATTTACAGAGCCTATGGCACACCCCATAAAGATTACGCACAGGCAGATTACGCTAGGGTGATGGGTAATCATTAGCATAGGGAAAACCCCAAATAATGGGAAAATCAAGATTTGTGCCAGAAACTAAAAAAAAGTCGGGAAATTAAAAAG